GACTATTTTCATAGCCAGACATCATGTATATTGCGTCTACACTTTTAAGTGCTTTCAAATCTCTACGAGCTGCTTTCATATAATCCTTTCGTGTGAACTCTACATCAGGACGTAAGCCTTCTTCTAAGTCCATCTCACAAGGATTAATAACTTCCCAGCCCGCTTCTTCTAATTCCTGCTGCTTTCGTAGAAAAGCACCATAGTTATTATCAGGATACCCTGACATAGGACCTGCAATGTAAATTTTCATTAATGACACTCCGACCAATTCTTACCAACAGTTGCTTCTGCCGCAATAGGCATTCTAATATCTAGAAGTCTACCAGCTTCTTCAGCTGCGTCAACCAAAATCTTAGATACTTCTTCAGCATATTTTTCGTGACACTCCCATTGCATCTCGTCATGAATAAATCCAATCTGATATGCTGGGAGCCCTGCTTCTTTAATCATACGATTGGCAGTGATACACCACATCTTAGATACAATAGCACCTGCACCCTGAAGCAAGACGTTAAGAGCTTTGTGTACTGATCGTACTGGGACTACTCTGCCATCAAGTAATCTAATATTACCTTGTCTACCAGCTTGAGTAGTTACGTTATCAATAAGCTTCTTAAGTGCTGGAATATTCTCAAAGAAACGATCTTTCATCTGACCGCCCTGCTTAGCAGAGCCATTAATGATAGAACCAATCTTTGTGTTACCTGCACCATAGATAAGAGCATAGATAAAAATCTTTGCCTGATTACGTGTATCTAAGCCAGCAGCTTTCTGATTGATAGTATGGATATCATCATTAAGGATAATGTGAGCATACTGACCACCATCGTTGGGGTGCATGTAATGCGCAAGGCACCTAAGCTCTAGTCCAGATAAATCTGAACCGACTTGTACCATACCTGGGCTAGGTCCCCACAATGACCTTGCCTCTTTGTTGCTAGATACTTGTTGAATATTAGGTTGAGAAGCACTGGTTCTACCAGTAACTGTACCTAGTGTATTCAATGAGCCATGTATTCTGTTGTCCCTAGAATACTGAGCCCTAAGATTCCAGTCTTCTACTTGTCCTCGTAACTTATCTAAGTCTCGATACTCAAGTAGAAGTTTTGCTTCTGGAAAATCTAGTTCTTTAAGTACCTGCACATCACACACAGGATTCCCGGTTTCAGGATTGTACTTTGGTTTCCAAGTATATTTCTCTTGGAACCGCTCTACAATCTGTTGGGAGCTACCGGGATTGAAAGGTATTAGTTTGTACTTGTTTGGTCCTTTAACCAAGCGTTCTTTAATCACACTCGAACCCTTGCCCTTGACCTCTCCTTTAGTCAAGTACTGGATGTTAGTTTCAGGATCTACATAGTACGCTACAGACTTTAGATACTCTTTCTTGTCTGGGAAGATCTTGCGAAGCTCATCTTCAATACCTCTCTTGTCAGAGAGCAACTTGAATAAAACCTGCTCACCCATCTTAAAATCATACCACCAGCCTCGACTGGTTTGATTAGCAATAATCTTAGCAAAGTCATGTTCAAACTTCATGACATTTGCAGGCACATGCTTACACTTCTCAGTCAAGACATTGAACAAGTCTGCATTTGTTTTTACATCTTGTATGCAATACTTTAGCATAGATGCATTGAAGTTTTCCCATGACCCTTCATATTCCGACTTTTGGTTATCTAAACCAAAGGCTTCAGACAAAGCTTTCAGGCTGTAGCCTTTAGCCTCATTGTTCTGCCGGTCAGGATACAAAAGCATTGCCATAAGCATAGTATCTATAACCTTCTTGTCCTCTAAGGCTTCAGTATTGTAAAGCCTTTTGAGGACAGGAAGATCATAGTTGATGATATTATGTCCGATTAACACATCTCCTGTGGCTAGGAAATCAATACCATCTTGAATCTGATGAGGATAGAAAACATGTTCAGTCCTTGTATTTAAATCTACCACCACAAGGCAGTGGACAGCATCACATTCTGTAGTAACTTGTCCCTTTTGATTAATCTTTAATTCATTGTAGCCATTTGTTTCGATGTCAAAGACAAGGGCTTTCTGTTTCATATTTTCTCATGCTCTTTTAAGGTTTGCATAATCCATGTAAATGCTGCTTTCAGATCGTTTGTAAGAAAAGATTTACGATCGGGATGAGTTAGAATAAGCCTAAGAATTTGCATAAACCCCATAGATACTTCATAAGTAAATTTAGGTTTAGACACTAGCGAACTCCGGTACTCCTCCTACAAACGTAGGATCTACTTCTTCCAGCCTGTTTGTATCATGGCTGTAGAACAGACCTGTAGCAACACCAGCTCTACCAGTCAGTCGATTCTTTAGAATACGAACAACAGTAGTGTTAGCTTCATCATGGTTACTTGCTTGGCGATTGCGTTCCAAACCGATAACGGTATTAGGAACAGACGATAGGGAACCTGAGCCACGAAGGTCTTGCAAAGTAATGCGAGAGCCTTCTTCGTACGGCTTGTC